ATGTAGCTCTACCCAGTAATGAGTCAAAATATACTTTTTTAAATGCGCTACCAGCCAACGGTAGATAAAATAACAGACTATCCATATCTGGATCATACTCTTCCATAACTTCTGTTATCTGGTAGTTCATATATTCCTTGACACGTTTACACTGTGCTTCTAGCTCAGGGTTGTCAAGTCCTACCATCTTCGTACTCACGGGTCCATTGGCTGGTAGCAATTCTTTATAGGCTTGTGCCTGAAATTGAGTTGCGGCTTCTGCAAGTAAAGGGTGAGTGACCCCACTTGCTCCTGGGAATGGTGTGTCACGTTCTTCTGATTTTATGCCTAGTAAATCTAGACCATTAGAAAAAGTTTGTAACCATTCATCACGGGATTCTTTATCTTCTTCGAATGCTGCGATTAGTTCGTTTGATATTTCACCAAGTTCACTTGGGTCTAAAACTAAAGCAAGGTTTGAGTTGTGTTCTGTTTCTAATGCTTCTGTATCATCAACAGGTAACATTTCACCATTGCTTCCTACTTGAAATTCTACACCACCATCGTCATTAGCTTCTTCTAATTCTATAACTAATTCTTCTTCTGACGTTATGGGGTTTTCCTTTTTAGGATATCTTTGTGCTTCTATCGCCATGGTTCTCCTTTATAGGTTATCAATAATAACTTATTTTCTTCCGATATAAAACTTCTTCTTCGTAATCACTTGGTAGTTGTACAAAGCCACCTTGTCTAAATCTCATTAAAGCTTGTGTAGTTGAGTCTACTAAGTCGTCGTGATCTCCTGCTGGGAATGCCGCACATTCTTCTATTACATCTTTTGCCCAGTTAGTGTCAGGATACCAAACCATGCCAGACTCGAACAATGGAGCACAGGCATTGACCCTTGCTACTTTGTCGTTGCCTTTTGATGGCGTGTAGTTTTGTACAGGTATACCTACGTTCCGCAGTTCTTGTGTAAGTGGCATACCACTGGCTTTGCCTTCTATGATCACTACGTCAGGTTCCCAGTGTTCGTACTGCTTGAAGGCTTGCCCTTTCAGTTCAGGGAAGTTGTACTTACCTTTGACTACATCTAATAATATGATATGTGGAACATCGCCGTTGTAAATTTCTTCACCGCCTAGTCGACCTTCTGGATAAAACACACCCCATGTTGTGATAGCTGAGTAATCCGCAAGCTCTGATTTTAAAAACGCAGTATCGTAACTTTGTATAATGTAGTCAACTTCTGGTGGTCTTTCATTTGGCCATTCTTTCCACCACTCACTCTTTATAAGTGGGACATCTTATGATGAAGGGTTCTGCATATATTGTGCGTGCCACTTAGGTCCACCTCTTAGTGAAGCTTTGACACTTTCCATTTCTTCTAATGACCAGTACTCTGGCCATAGTGGATTACCGCTGGGTAAAATAGCAGGGAGCTCGATAAGTTCCCACTGATCCGCTTTAGGATCGCGAGCTGCATCTTTAAGTAATCTACCTGTTAGATCGTTGACGTTCCATCGCGTCATAACTATAACGATGCTACCTCCAGGCTGAAGACGTTGTCTTGGTCCAGAAGTGTACCACTCGTATACATCGTCCATGGACTTTGGGTTAAGAGCATCTTGCTCTGAGTGGGGGTCATCAATAATAAATAGATCCGCACCACGTCCAGCTAACGCACCGCCCACACCAGCTGCATAATATTCCCCTTTAAGTTTAGGGTTACGTTTATCTTGTGTTTCCCATTTACCTGCTGCCTTGCTATCTGGATTAATAAGTACGTTGTCAAATATCTTTTCGTAATCTTCCATTAACATAAGGTCACGAATCTTTCTACCAAATTTTACAGCAAGGTCTGCGGTGTGGGTTGCTTGTAGTATTTTGAGCGACGGATTACGACCCACGAGATACGCAGGAAAGTAGTGAGACGCAAACTCAGACTTCGTGTGCCTTGGTGGCATGTTTATAATAAGTCTTTTTATTTTACCGTCGGCTATACGGTCAAAGGCTTCTGCCATTTGTTTATGATGAGCACCTTCCACGAACGATGGCCACTGGGTTTTGACAAAAGATAGAAACTTAGATTGCGCACCTTCTACTCTTTTGAGTTCTTGTAGCCTTTCTGAAAGTTCTAGGTGTTCTTTTAAAACATCTTCGGGTAATTTTTCAAGCTCGGGGCGAATAGTCATGCAGCGATCTAATACTTGAGAGTCATGAGTGATGAATTTACTTTACCGCCAGAGTTATATTCTTTTTTAGAAAACTCTTCTATAAAGTCTTTTAGTCTGTTGAAGGGTATTTCTTCTGTTATCTCTAAATTTTCTGGGTCTAGGGATAACACAGTTTCTGATTCTCCTTTCATTTTTCTAGGTGGAAACATTATTGAATCGTAGTCGAGTTCTTTTAACCTATCAGCAACATTACGAGAAAAGTTTGATGGTAATTTGTATACACTGCCTGGACCACCACGCAACATGGTGTCTAGTTGATACTCTGTACGTTTTGGACCAGTGCCTGTTCTACTTGGTCTAGAAACATAGTTTAGCATGTCTTCTAAACTTTGTTCTGTTTCTTTAGGCATATTTTCTATATCGAGTGTTCTCTTAAAATTAGGGGAAAGTGCATAAGCTGAACCTTTTTCAGAAAAAGAGGTAAGTCTTGGATCGGCTACATCTTTTACAGTATAGATACCGCCTGAACTTGGATTGCGTTGCCCTACCTGCAGTTTATTCGCTATGTCTTCAGGGAGTTTTAAACTTTCGATTCCTTTATTTCTACTGCCGTGAAAAATTATTTGTTTATTTAAATTTTCTGCTAGTTCTTTGCTAGCATCTTTTGGTGTGTTGTTAAGTATTAAATCGTCTAACTGCTTTTGAGCTGTGACCTTGGCTTTTTTATGTTTGGTTGCTGCAGTGTTTGCTGCTGATTCACCTGATTGTGCGTTTCTTGTTTCTCTTGCTTCATCAAACTCAGCTTTCTTTATTTTGTTTTGTAATTTTTCTGCTTTTTTAAAGAGTATAGTGCCAGGAATAAAAGGTATGAGACTTGCGCCTATCATTGTTGTGCCCATCAACTTATCACCTTCTTTAAACATAAAGCTTCCTTCTCGTACACCTTGTACATCACCAAGTATTGGGATAAAGTCTGCTAGTGTTGTAAGTTTGTCAGCTGTGTTTTGTGCAGAATAATTACTGATTCCTGTTTTCTTAAGCAGGTTCGCAAGACCTTGTTGAGTTCGCTCTATTGGCGAGGGCTCGTAAGGTAAGATCTCTTGTTTAGTTTCTGTAGCCATTAATTTTTTGCAAAAAATTTTTTAAACAGTGTGTTCTGTGCATATAGTGTAGTCTAGCTAACCTAAAAAGTAAAATCCTATTCTAATGTCAATCAAAAACTCAGCCTGTAGCCTTATATATAGTCGTTCTCGTATAAGGGGGGCGGGGGGTAAATAAATCAGGGTTCGTGGTGGGTTCAAATCGTATGCGTAAAAAAGGGTACTTGGTTCAAGTACCCTTAATCCCTACTAAGCTACTTGGCTTCTAGGGTAATAAATCCCGTAGCTAAATCGTACTTAATTCCTGCTGCGTCTATCTGCCTAGTAGTAAGTGCTTCGGTCACCGTCATACCGTTCAGGGCTACGTGGCGCTCAGCGTTGTGTGGCGCCCTAGCTACCTTACCCGTAGCTGTATAAATCAAGTCACCGTTCAGTCCGCCTAAGTTCACTTTAACTTCGGTCTTTTTATTAGTAGTAGTTTTCATAACTTTTCCTATTTACGTTAGTCGTAATTAACTAACTAAGGTCATATTATCCTAAGTAAAGTTTAAAGTAAAGTATTAATTAACCAACATCAATAAATAAATAATCGTTCAAAATTTAATCAATCGCGTCCGTGTTCCGATTGCGATCGCATTGTGATCATGGACCATGGTGCACTTGCGATCATTATAGGCATATGCGCAACGCTTTTTGGATTACCATCAGTTATCTAGACAACGGGTTTCTGATTACCTTGTCAATGTGTTGTGATATAATGACCATGGACTATTGGCTATTGGCTGGCAGTCTACAATCCACGGATCACGGTCCATATCTCATAGCTTTTTCACCCTTGTCTGTCTGCTCGGGTCAAGTTAGTTCTATATATAGTGTCAGGAGTTCATGTAACTATCGTTCGTAATCTCTTTCCCATGCTTTATGTTACCTTATACATTGGTACCAACCTATTACCACGAACCACAGTCCACATACCTATTACCTTGTTTTAGCCAATAGGTCGCTAATACCCTAGCCAATAACCCAAGATAAACGAGTAGCTAAGAGGTATACAAGGAACACCCTATTACCTTATTGGCAAATCAGAGATATTTTACGAAACTAAGAAAGTAAAATTGGTGAGAAGTAATATAGAAACAGCGTGACCCAGAATGGTAGAAGTACCACGAGCCACGCTAAACTGTTCAGGATATGTTCAAACTTGATCATTCTCAAGGGCAACTTGGAAGCATATATCACATAAGTAATGATCTAGCTCACTATCTAGATAACTTAAACCCAGATTTTCGGTTATACGGTCAAGAGGGGTATGAAGCTTATTAGTAGTCATGTGAGTGCTAAAACCACTTACAGTTTGAAAGTATTGGTGTTCCATAACCGCATACACTGGTTCTTTAGTAACAGGGCGAACCTTTTTACCAAACAAAGCAGTACGCACTTCATCATTGAGTAAAGCAAACTGCGTAGGGGTGAGTTGTAACACGACACACGCACCAGTTTCCTCACCATAACGAG